TCCTCATAATACAATGCCTCAACCCATACGTCGCAACCTGACCCCTGCAGAGTGGCAGGCACTCCAGTCTCAGGGCTCTCAGGGGCTGACTCCTGCGGTGGGTCCGATGTCTCTGGCGGACATCGTCATGGAGCCCGCGGGTCAGTTCGCGGAGGAGCTCCTTGGCGGCACCACTCTCGGGGCTCTGATGCTCGGAGCGGTAGCCGGCCCGAAAGCCGCGGCGAAGCTGAGAAAGCCCGGCACGGTCACCGCGAAGCAGATCCTGAAGGAAGCAGCCAACAAGAAGTCCGGCTTCCCGAGCTACGGGGACTGGCGCAAGGCAAACCCGCAGGGCGGACAGAACCTGCTGGACATGAGCAACCTGCAGCCGGCGATACCGGGCCGGCCGCAACTGCCGGTCTACGTGCCGCCAAGCGGGCCGTCGGATCGTGCGGTAGCGGCGATGACCAACCCGGAGGTACGCGAGACGCTGAAGGGCCTGGTATCGAAGGGCATGGATATCATGCCCGAACCCTGGTACCGGACGAAGCCGCTTTATGACCGGCTGAAGAAGGATCTCGAGAACCGCCCGCTGCCTGAAGGCAAGATGCTCGAGACGGCCGCGGAGAGGGAAGCGGCCGCGCAGGACTGGTACGTCCGGTACATGCAGCACATGGCGGGCGCGAGCCCCGGCATGAACGTCCCCAACAACATCCGCACCGGTTCCTACTACCACTACCTGGACAAGCAGGGTCTTCCGGTCCCGGCGAAGTACGTGACGAAGAAGAACAAGGACGGCCAGCGGGTCACAAAACTAAAGGCAACGCCGGCGGCGGGCTACGGAGCGAAGACTCAGGGTCTGCACGCTGCCAACATGCTCGACATCCGAGCGGGCGGCATCGATCCGATAGCGCGGCCGAAGAACCCTCGCTTCGCAGAGAACCTCATCGGTCAGGAACGGGACGTCACTCAGGACACCCACAACCTGCGGGCCATCGGCATGGCATCGAAAGACCCGCGGTGGCTCCTCACACGCTTTGAGGATGAGATCCCCACACCGGGCGGCGGAAAGACAAAGGTCATTATCAAGCCGCGGGAGATGTATGACCGCGGCCAGATCACGATGGAAGAAGCCCTGCAGAACCCAACCTGGTGGGAGGGTGTCCCGACGCCGAGGGAGTACGGCTACCTCCAGTCGCAGCAGCAGGGGCTCGCGAACGAGATGCTGCCGGTCTCGCTCGCCAAACTGGGGAGACCTCTGGAACCAGCCGAGTGGCAGGACAAGATGTGGGTGGGGGCCGGGGATGTCACCGGGCTCGACAGCCCGCCGGAACCGTTCGCGAGGACGGTACTGGCGCGTGTGCAGTACACCGCGGAGCGGATGAACATGGACCCGCAGGAAGTACTCAGCCGGCACCTTCTCGGGGAGCTACCACTTCTATCAATACCCCTCGGGGCAGTGGTCGGGGGCGCGGCCCTCCGCAACGATCAGCGATCTCGCAACGAGCAGCAAAAGCGATTTTAAGCGCCATACGGGCGATGAGGGAATTCGGAACGTCGATTCCGTCCCGCGTGACACGCTCGATCTCGAGTGTGTCGGGCGTGCCGTCCCCGGTGTCAGGGTAGTGTTCGTACCGCACGTTGTAAGTGACGCCGTTCTCACGGTAGAGCATCCCTCCATTATCTCATGAAGGTATTATTATGAGCATAGTCATCGCGTCCACATCGGACACGCAGCAACAGGTGAATGAAGCGGCCGGGATCACCTCCGGTACACCAGCAACATCGCCCGAACAGGCGCCCTCTGAGGTCTCCGAACCAGAACCTGCCGACGAGTCAGATCCGTCGGAAGAAGAGCCCGATGATGAACAACCAGACGACTCCGCGGAGCGCAAGCCGCGCCGACACAGCGCCAATGCACAACAGCGGATCGCTCGCTTAACCCGCGACAAGTACCAACTCGCCGGAAGGCTTCAGGAGCTCGAGAGAAGACTGGATCAAGGTCTCCTCTCGCGGCAGGAACAACAACAGCCAACTCCCGAAACCGCCCAGCCCCCCGCGGGGAAACCGAGACAGGAAGACTTTCCCAACGATTACGACAGCTACATCGAAGCGCTGACGGACTGGAAAGCCGCTCAGGCGTATCACCAGATACGGCACGAGCAGGAAGCTGCACGCAGAGCGGAGCAGGAGACCAGTCAGTTGCAGGCGTGGCACGGGCGTCTGAAGACGTACCGTTCCGAGACGCCCGACTTCGATGCGGTGATGCAGGGGGCGGAAGACATCGAGATCCCGCCCTACCTGCAGAACGAGATCAAGTCGTACGAGGACGGCCCGCAGTTAGCCTACGCATTAGCGAAGGATCCGGACGCACTGGCCCGCATTGTGAGCCTGCCGCCCGCGGCCGCACTCAGAGAGTTGGGAAGGTTTGAGGCACGTCAGAACATCGGGCAACGGACACCACCCGTTGCGGCAGTCAGCAAGGCACCTGAACCGATCAGTCCGGTAGGGCGGGGCTCGTCAGTGAGCACCAAAGACCCGAACCAGATGAGTCAGCAGGAGTATATGCGACACCGCGCCAAACAGGGCGCATGGTGGGCGAAGAAGACATAACGCCCGCCTCAAGCGCTCGGAGACACCCGAGTGCCCAACACTCTTCTCACGATCTCGCAGATCACCAAGGAAGCCTTGAGTGTCCTGCAAAACAACCTGACGTTCACCAAGCACGTCACCAGAAGTTACGACAGCCAGTTCGGCCGTTCCGGCGCGAAGATCGGCACAACCCTCAACGTCCGCAAGCCCCCGCGGTACATCGGCCGCACCGGGGCGACGATGGTCATCGAAGACTCGGTCGAGACCAGCGTCCCGGTCACGCTGAACACTCAGTTCGGAGTCGACATCCAGTTCTCGAGCGTGGAGCTCGGGCTGCACATCGATGACTTCAGCAAGCGCTTCATTAAGCCGGCAGTCGCGACGATTGCCAACAAGGTGGACTGGGACGGTCTCGGGCTCTACGCGGTAGTCCCGAACGCGGTAGGCACGGCAGGCACGCCGTCAGCCGAACTGCTGGACTACCTGACCGCCGGAGTCAACCTCGACAACAATGCGGCGCCCCGGGACAGCGACCGGCACGTCGTCATCAACCCGATCCAGCAGGCCACGCTGGTGAACGGTCTGAAGGGTCTCTTCCAGAGCTCCGACAAGATCGCCGACCAGTACGAGTCGGGCAACATGGGCATCACGGCCGGCTTCAAGTTCTCGATGGATCAGAACGTCCGGCAGCACACCGTCGGCCCTCTGGGCGGCGCACCGGTAGTTGCAGGAGCCAACCAGACCGGCAGCACCCTGCTGGTGTCGGGCTTCACCGCGGCCGCGGCTCCCCGGCTGAAGAAGGGCGACAAGTTCACCCTCCCGCTCGTCACCGGCGTCAACCCGCAGAACCGTCAGCCGAACACGTACCTGCAGATCTTCACGGTCACCGCGGACGTCAACTCGGCGGCGGACGGGACCGCTTCGATCCCGATCTACCCGCCGATTGTCCCGCTGGGCGCGGTGGGAACCTCTGCTCACACGGTCACGGTCTCGCCGGCCGCGTCCGCACCGCTCACCATCCTCGGCACTGCCGGGTCCACGTATGCCGCCGGGCTCGCGCATCACCGGGATGCCTTCACGCTGGCGTGCGCCGACCTCCCGCTGCCGGACGGTCAGGACATGGCCGCACGGGCATCCGACGATCAACTCGGGCTCTCGGTCCGCATGATCCGGGGCTACACCATCAGCACCGACCAGTGGCCTTGCCGGCTGGACATTTTGTACGGCTGGGCCGCTTTGTACCCCGAGCTCGCCTGCGTCATCCGCGGGTAAAGCCCGGGTGTTCAGTACCCGGTCCTCATTCTCCCGGGGAGCCGGGTACTGGGCTCAGAATTCCAACGCGAACAGGAGCAAATATGCCGAGATCAGACATAGCAGGGTATCCATCGATGAGCGACTACCCGAAGTGGATGTACCACCCGACCGAGGCTCCGAAGATGGTCAAGAACGAGAGCGACGAAGAGACTCTGCTCGGCCAGGGGTGGAGTTCCTCCTACATCCAGCAGGAGTACCCGAAGTACGTGGACGGCAAAGTCGTCAACAACCCGGACGAGGACGCTCCCCCGGCAAAGACGAAGAAGTGACGCTATGGGAACCGTACAGGAAACAGTCAACGCCGCTCTGCGCCTGATCGGTGTGCTCGACAGCGGAGAGACGCCGAGCACAACGGAAGCGAACGACGCCTTTGCGGCACTGAACCAGATCGTGGCAAGCTGGTCCGGGGCAGGCGTCCCGATCTGGCAGACGACGAAGGACACCATCCCGCTGACGGGCGCGGCGAGCTACACACTCGCAGTCCGTCCGATCAAGCTGAAGAGCGCCCACGTCACCGCGGACGGCATCTCGCAACCTGCGGAGATCGTGACCAGCGAGCGCTGGTCGATGACCAAAGACCGGCAACTCATCAGCCGCTGGGCTCAGGAGATCTACTGGGACGGCGGATACCCGACGGGCGCCTTGTACCTCTGGCCGTCTCCGTTCTCGGGCATTCTCGAGGTGTACTCGCTCAAGCCGCTGACCGCCTTCGCCTCACTCGCGGCGACCATAAACCTTCCGCCCGGCTACGAGCACGCCCTGAAGTTCGCCCTGGCTCAGGTGCTGGCTCCCGAGTACGGTTCCGCACTCAGTCCCGAGCAGGCGAATGAGGCAAAGGCCGCTATTGCCGCCATCAACGCTATGGTCCTCGGCCCGCCGCAGGGCGCGGCCGGAACTGCCGTTACTGCTCCTCCTGCCGCTTAACAAATCCCTGACAGTACCCGAGGCTTAACTTCTATGGCGACCACCACAAACGGCAACCCCTGCGTCGATCTGCAGAAAGGGACGCTCGTCCGTCCTATCGCCCGCTACCCGTCCAGCGTTGCCGACGACGAGTCGCTGAAGATCGGGACGAATCAGGTCCAGACGACTCTCGTCATGCCGGCCGGCCCGGGGGACACGATCTTCCGGGTGTCCGATACCTCGCGGCTGGTGACGGACATTCTGCTCTCCATCGACAACGAGATCGTGAGTGTCGATGCCATCGACACAACGTCCGGCAACGTGACGGTCACCCGCGGATTCGACGGGACGATTCCGTCCGCGCACAACGCCGGCAGTTCTCTGCGTGCGTATATCACGGCATGGCACCACAACGCACTGGCGGAAGAGATCAAGGCCATTGAAGCACTACTCGGCCCGAACGGGGGCAATATCAACCCGTCGACGGAGTCGATCTTCTATCTGGCGCAAAAGTATAACTTTGGAGCGCAGACGCCGGGCGGATCGCTGACCGTCGGCTCGAATGTGATCACCCTAACCCCAGTGCCGCCGGGGGTGAACGGAGCCAATACCGGCTACCGTGTCTGGATCTCGGGCGGCACGGGCGCGGCCGAAGCGGCACTCGTAACGGGAGGGACGGCAGTTGCCGGCGCGGCGAGCGGCACGCTGATCGTGACCTGCGCCAACAGCCATTCGGGAGCCTGGACGATCAGCAGCGGGAGCGGAGGAATCCAGGAGGCCATCTTCTCCATGCCGGCCGCGGGCGGGACGGTACTCGTCGCCCAGGACGTCACGCTGCACACGCATGTCGTCAGGGGCGGGAGAACGCAACCGAGCGTATGGAAACTGTCCGGAGTGACCATCGGCGGGTCATTCGACCTGCTCGAGTTGCGCTCGCCCTATGTGCCCACGGTTGTGGAGTACCGCACGGGGCCGCAGATGATTGCGGCCGAGTTCGGGACAGTGAACTACAAGAACGTGGGTGTGACCATCATCCCTGAAGCCTACGCTCCGTTCCCGGCGACGTATGGCGCCGGGCTCTTTGTGGGACAGCCCGACCCGGCCAGGCTGAACCCGGACAACTTCTTCCACGGGATCGCGGTGGACATGCACACCGGCAACGAGGGGCCGTTCAATCAGAACGCCGGCGTGCTATCGTTTGTTTTTTCGCACGGGGGGGCTGACCCGTTCGGCGCGGACCTCCACGGCATCGTCCCCGACACTGCCACAGCGGCCCCCACGTATGTCATCGGGGCGCAGGTCGAGACCCAGGTCGACATTCCGGCCCCGGCGACTCTCGCCTGGCCTTTGCTGGTCGTCCACCGCTCGACGGCCGACAAATGGGCCACGGGGATGATCCGGCTGGCCGGCACCGGGTGTCATGCCCTGCTCACCACGGACAATACGGTGATGACCGGCGAGGGATTCCTGCTGATCCCCGCGGATGACCTGAACCCGCAGTACCGGGCTTTTGCGGTGACAAACGCCGCGGGAACCCGCAATGTTGTCCGGATCTCCAAGGGTGGCGCCGGGAACTTCGATTCTCATCTGGTTTCGCAGTCATACAATCTGGTTTTCCCTGAAACCGGCGCCGCCAATGCCATAGCCGGGACATTTCAGTCAGGGGCGCCGCCGCTGGCTCTCGGGCTTCAGGTGGCAGTCAGGCTCAGCCACTCGCTGCAGGCCGGGCCTAACACCTTCGACTTCGACGGCACCGGCGCGAAGCCGATCAAGTCCCACTTCAATCCGTCTCTGGACATTGCCAAAGGGTATGTGGACGGGGCCATGTTTTTCGCCTGCTACGACGGGGCGAACTGGCAGGACATGAGTCAGTGATCAGGGCTCCAGCAGCACGTAGATTGTCCCCGCGGCAGGCACAACAAACTCATGCCCAAGAATGAGCATCGTCCCGGGAGCCTCGGCGATGGCAAGGTATTCGGGGGACGCAATAAGGCTCCGGACCACCACATCGACAGGCAGGCCGGAATACACCCGCAGTCCCTCGGGATCGGGATCGCGCCCCAGGATGAGACGGTAACAGGAACTGACGACAGCGGGGCCGGCGGGCCGCACGTTTGCAGTATTCACACGGCCAGCATAGCCCAGGGGAGAAATGCATGAGCACATGGAACAGCGCACTCTGGAACAGCACGCTCTGGAACGGAGCGCCGGGCGGATCCGGCGTCCGTCCGGTGACTGCGGGGCGGCTGATCCATGACGCCTACAGAGCGCTGGGTGTCCTGCGCCCGGGACAACGCACCAGCCCCGACGGGTATGAGGATGCACACGGACTGCTCAACGACATAGTGGACTCCTGGAACACCGAGGCTCTGATGATCCCGTCGCTCCGGAGGAGTGTCTACCCGCTGATGGCGGGAGTCGGCTCGTACACGATAGGGCCGGGAGGGACACTCAGCGGGGAACGCCCGCAGCGTGTGGTGAGCGCGGGCCTTGTCTCGTGCGGATGCGGTTGCGGGTGTGCGGACCGAGGGTGCAACCGGCTGGTGCTGGCGGGCAACTGGTACGACGACTGCGGGGCGTCGGGGATACGTGTAGACCACGCCTTTCCCGACGCCGGCGTTGAGATCAATCCGCCCCCGACGGTCGGTCAGTCGCTCGCGTTGCAGTACTGGCAGACGCTGACCGCCTTCTCCGACCTCGAGACACCGCAGGCTTTCCCCCCGGGCTATGCGCTCGCATTACGGTGGGCTCTGGCGCAGCAGCTTGCGCCGATGGCTCTGATCATGATGAAGATTCCGCAGAGCCTGCTGCAAAGCATCGAGCAACGGGCCATTGAATCAAAGGCGGCGGTCAAGAGCTTCAACTCTTATCCCCCGCCGGTCATGGCTGTAGACGCGGGTCTGAGTTGTTGCGGCGGGAACTATAACATCCTGACGGACGGGTACTGAAGCGATGGAGGAGCAACTGCGTTACTCCATGACGCCCCCATACCTCGGACCCACATCAGCCGAACTGACTGCGGCAGAGGAGTGGTGCTCCGCGCATCCGCCGGTCCACTGGTGGGTTGGTCTGCAGCAGCCCTGGCATGACCGGGTGAGGGCGCGGGTCTACGAGGCGAGGCGCCTGAGGCTCAGTTCACCGGAGGATCCCCTGAGGGAGTACTGATGCTGGTCTCCACCGGCTCGGCATCTGGCGTCCGCCTCGGTCCTCGAGCACATGGTCAGAATGTCATGAGCGAAGTTGCGAGCCTCGGCCATGCTCATCTGCGCGATGGGACTACGGTCCTTGAATAGCTTTGATGTAGGGCTGACCGTCGCGGGCGGCAACAATGCCTTCGACATTCAGAGTGGACGGTTTGTCTTTGTTCTTCATAGGGTCTTCAGTGCGGACACGCGAAAGACCAGCCGGCCATGAGGCCCGATCTTCTGTCCCTCGAGTTGAGTCAGGATATACCCGCGGCCGAGCCCGGTGAGCGCCATAGCTTCTTCCAGGGACACGTACAGTTTCTCCTGCAGGGGGACAGGGAACGGGAGAACGGCCAGGTCCCGCGGCGCCTTCTGCCGGACGAGCGGGCCGGGATGATGCACGGGGACGAGCTCGGTCTTCCGGTCCACCTTCTTCTGCAGGAAGGCTTCGACCTCGGCCGGATCGAAGAGATTTACTGCTCCCCCCTCGACGCCGGGACGGACATGTTTCTGCGGGTGCAGGTTGCCGGACTGGACATGGTGATGTACGGTGCGCGGCTTGACGCCGAGCTCCTGAGAGACCCGCTCCGTCGTCCACCAGGTGGAGAGGTCGGGCTGTAGTTTTGGCATACTGAGTATCCTTCCTGCCAATCAGGCGGTGTCAACCATTTAAAGTGATCTGCATAAACCGGACGGGATAAAAATCGCAGCTTTCGTCAGCCGGGATGTGTCCGAAAAGCGCTGTGCATCTCGGGATATGGCGACAGTCCCCACAGGTCTTGCCGTCTGGCAGGTCCAGCGTATGATGCCCGGTTGTGGAGTATTTGCAGGGATCTCCAGCGGCGATGCCAACCTTGCCGCAATGCACACATCGTCCGCTTCTGGTGTACGGCAATCGCTGATTAGTGTCTTTGGGCATACTGACAGTCTTGTCACTATGACAGCAACCATGTCAAGTACTACTCCGACGACGCCGTTGCCGTGGGTGGAACTCACGTTCGCGGCAATCATTGCGTACCTGCTCTGGAGTCTCGCCCGGCATCTCTTCAGGGTCTGGCAGATCTCCCGGCGGCGGCGCGAGGACTGAACCCAACATGCCAGTATTCGGATTCATCGGCGGCGCGTACCAGTCGGAATCGCTTCACATCGACGCCCAGCAGTCCATCAACCTGTACCTCGAGGTGGACGAGGCGACAAAGAAGCCATCGCTCTACGGGACGCCGGGCATCCACACATGGGTCACGCTCCCGCGGGCTCCGGTGCGTTGTCTGTGGGCGGGAGAGGACCGGCTCTTCGCGGTGGCCGACACCGAGCTCTACGAGATCTCCGCGGCGGGCGCCATCACTTCGCTGGGGAGCGTGTGGAACGACGCCGCGCACCCCCCGGTGCAGATCTTCCCGGCGGCGGACAAGACACAGATATTCATCGTGAGCGGCGGGTACGCATTCGTGCACAATGGCGTCCAGGTCCTGCCGGCCCCGGTCCCCCCGGACCCGAGGCAGAGCGATATTGTTCCCAGTGTTCCCGGCGGACAGGAGGGGACAGCGATAGCGGGCGCCTTCCTCGACGGTTCGTTCTTCGCCCTCAAGGAAGACTCCAACATGGTCTTCCAGAGCGATATCAACAATGCGGCCGGCTGGAACGCCGCTCGATTCTTCACCAAGGAAAGCTATCCCGACAACGCCCGCACGATCATGGCCGACCACACCGAGCTCTGGGTACTCGGCACGCACCAGAGCACTGAGGTCTGGCGCAACGAGTCCGACCCGACAGAGGGCGCGGTGATGAGGCGCGACCCCGGGGCTCATCTGCACTTCGCGTGCGCTGCGAGGTTCAGCGTCGTCAACCTCGAGGGTCCGGCCTGGCTGGGCTCGGACTCCCGCGGCCGGGTGGGCGCCTTCAGATCGCAGGGATTCTCCCCCCTGCGAGTGTCCACCCACGCTGTAGAAAACCAGTGGGCGAAGTATTCGACGGTAGAGGACGCTATCGGGTGGGTGCAGTGGGACAAGGGTCATAAGTTCTGGTGGCTTACCTTTCCGACCGGCAACGCGACGTGGGTCTGGGACATGACCACCGGCCTCTGGCACCAGCGGGGCTGGTGGAACGGGACGACGCTCGACCGACACAGAGCCCGGTGCGGGACCAGCGTATTCGGAAAGTTCCTTGTGGGCGACCACACTACGGGCGCGATCTACGAGATGCACCGGGACTTCTACGACGACAATGGATCCTCGATCCGCAGAGTCCGCTCCGCTCCGCACATCAACGAAGAACGGAAGCGTGCCTTCTATCACTCGTTCCAGCTTGACCTCGAGGTGGGCACAGACTCGGCGCCCGACGTGATCATGGACTACTCGAGAGACGGCGGGCACACATGGAGCACGCCGCGGACACTGGAGCCTTCCCTCAACTCCCGCAGGGGGAGGGTGATCGCCCGCCGTCTCGGGTCGGACCGGCAGCGAACCTTCCGGACGACGATCACCGATCAGAAGCGGGTAGCGATAGTGG